CCAATATAATCTAATGCTTCAATATAATCTTTTTCATCAAATTCTTGAAGTGTTTCCATATCCATTCTATGTTTATAATATTCTCCTTTTTTATGTGGGATTGGATATTTTTCTTTCTCATCATCTTTAACTTCAACAGCTTTAACAGCTCCCCATTTCCAACTTTCAACATCCACCCCATTAGCAAATATCATGCCTTTTTCTGGAAGGTTGATTGTTGATGGCATCCAAATTTTTCCATTATCATCCTCACCCATTAATTCTTTATATAAATTAGGGAGTAATTCCATTTGTTCTTCGAAGAATTGTGTTCCTTTTTCTAATAAACTATTAGTCATAAACCCACACCCATAACATTGTTGGATTTTAATTTCTTCATTTACATTTTGAACATAACAAGCGTCAGAACCACACCTGTCACATATAATCATATTATCCATTTTATACTTTTTTTAATTTTGGGAGTGAAGGTTTATTACCAAATTGGGGAAGTGAAATAGTGACTTCTTCTGCGAATGTTGGTAGATTATCTGTTAAGAGTTTATTTAATTGTTCTTCCATTTTAGCAAAACTGAAATTAGATCTACTATAATATCCTTGACGTTTACCTTTTACTTTCCAGTCTTTATACTGTTCAAAAACCTCATTTAAATAACGACCAACTTCACTATGGTTAACACTAAACCATTCAGAACCCTCTATTAACATATCTTTTTGTTGTGCAGATGGGTGTATTTTAGTTAATTGTCCACCCATCATTGCTGAGAAGTCACTTTTTAAGAAATCAGTTTGGCCTGACCAATTTGTAGCTATTACAGGTTTGTTAGTTAAACTAAATTCAAGTAGTGGTCTACCAAACCCTTCACCTTTAGTTAAGCTAACCATTGCTTTAATCTTTGGGTGATTATATAATTCATTCATTTCAGAATCATTAAATTCACCATGAATTAAATAAACATTAGGTAATATAGATTTAGGAACACTATTACGGATTGAATTAATTCGTTTTTGCATTTCATACCTATCCATGTAACTAGCTCCACCACCACTCATTTTTAAAATTAATGCTGGTTTCTTTTTCTTATTTTTATATAGTTCATAAAATGCTTTTATAAGTAATCCAACATTTTTTCTATCCTCTCCCAATTGACCTTTCATCCAATGACCAACAAATAAATAAGCAAATGATTCGGGTATATTATTAATATGGTCTAATAGTTCTTGATTTTTAAAGTCTTTTTTATCAATTTTCTTATAAACATCTAAATCAGCACCCTCAATTAAAACTTCACAAGGTGTTGTTAGTTTTAGTTTTACCTGTTGACCATTTTGGGTGTTTTTAGCATCGTATACTGTATTTTCAAATACTGATTTACTATGTTTAGAAGAGGTTAAAATTAAATCCATTCTATTACAACCTTCAATCCATTGATGGGCACAAATAGTAGTTTCAATTCCTGCTGTTAATCCGATATTATACTTCCCAACTTTTTGGAACTCATTAGGTACTGTTATTTGACACCAAATATCAGGTTGTTTATCTAATTGGTTATTAGGTAAATTTAATAAATGAGGTGTTAAAAATCCCCACTCATTTTTATGGTCTTTAATAAACCCAAATGGGGTGTTACCCCATCTTTGGGGTAATATTTTAACTTCGTATTTTTCGCTTTTAATTAAAGCTTTTACAAAATCTCTAGAACGTGCCCCATAACCTGAATATGTGTCAATTGGGCAGCTTATATAAAATGTATTTTTCATTTAGTAAATTATTTTGTGTTTTAAAACTCTTGATTCAAAGTCAGTATCCTTTAGAAATTCAAATTTTTCTCTAGGTTTCCATGTATCAAATAACTCATCTAATCCTTCTATAATTCGATTAGACATTTTTTCTGAAGTAAATCCTGCTTCATCTGATAAAGCCCATTCCATACCTGCTTTACCTCTTTCTCTTCTTTCTTCATCTCCCATTTTATACATTTCCATAATTTTGAGTGATGCATCTTCAAAAGAACATCTATCATCATAAATGTATGGTGTAACTGGGGATCCAACAATTGATAAATTTGAAGGGAATGTAGGTAATACCCACTTACCATGTTTAGTATAAGTACCTCTATGGTTAGATGGGATATCTTTATTAAAATCAACCCAATTTCCATCTTCATCTTCAAATCTCATTTGATCTTGCATACCACCTGTTACATTAGCAATAAATGGAGTACCTGATAATAGTGATTCAGTTAATGCTAACCCCCATCCTTCTGCAGAAGATATTAAAATAACGCTGTCAGCACAGTTATACATCATATTCATCTGTTCAGTTGTAAGCTTATCGGCTGATATTACAACATTTCCATTTCCTTCAGGGAACATATATTCAATAACTGCACCTAAATCTGTCCCGTGTTCACTTACAGGTTCTGTATGAAGAACTAAAGTACATTTTTCTCTTTTTTCAGGAGTTAACTCATCTAAAAATAACTTCCATGCTAGTATAGTATCTGAAATTGATTTACGTCTAATATTTCTTGAGTTAAATAATAACATAAAATCACAATCTTTACCTTTGGATAAATGTTTTTTAAACTTTTGTAATTCTTCATTAGTTTTATCTAAAGGACGGAAGATTTTATTATTTAAACCATGGGGAACATATTTAATAACTTTATTTTTACCCCTATCTCCTAAAACAATTTCATTAATTGCTTTGGTTTGTTTTGATATACCAAATAAAGCATCACATGATTCATAAAATTCTTTATTATACATTGGGGCTGGCATGCTATCCCAAATGTTAAGATATACAATTGGGATTTCTTTTCTAATTTGATTTTCCATTGCAAATACCCATTGAAAATATCTTGGATCAGTAATTAAAAATATAGCATCTGGTTTTTCAGTTTCAATAACTCCTTTTAATAAATCAGGATTACCATAACCATCTGTTGGGTATAAAATAACAGATGAATCATCAATGCCTGCTAATTTATTATTATCAGTTGATAAATCTATTCTTTTTCCTTTTTCGGGATGTTTAACCGCCCCAGCTAACTGAACCCAATTATATCTGTGGGAGGTATGTAGAACCATTTCTCTACCAATTTGAGCAACTCCAGAATGTACTCTAATGTCATCAGTTAAGAGTAATATTTTTTTTCTATCTTTCTGTTTAATGTAACCTTCTTTCATAATTTATTTTTCTGTAAAATCCAGATTTGTATGATTAGTAATTTTTTTTCTAAATTCTTCATCTGTTAAGAACAAATGGATTGCTCTATCTGAAAGTTTTTGAAATGAGAATTTACGTTTTACACATTCAATTTTAAAATTCTCAAACAATTCACTTTGAACTTTCACACTAGTTAGTGTCATTTCTTTATTACTCATAATTGATTTTTATTTATTTTAATATAATATTTTTATTGGGATACTCCACATAATTCTGAATTGTCTTTAAAAGGACAAAAGGTACAATTCCATTTTGAAGGGGTAGGAGTATAATTTTTATCTTTATATCCATTTTTATCAAATACCTCTTCAATAAAACTACTTAAAGCTTTATCTGCTTTATTTAATTTTACTTTACCTGAAGCCGGTACAAATGTTTGGATTCTAGGTATAAAATAATCTGGATGGTCATATACTTTACGTTTTAGGATAAAGAATTCAATATCAATATTACTTACAGGGATATTAAATTGCTCAGCAAAAAACTTTTTATATAGAATTAGTTGGAATTGTTTATCTTCATCCTTTTTGACTTTATCATTCCACCCACGAGTAGATGTTTTAATATCTATAATTTTAAATGTTTGGGTAGGTTCATGGTACATTACAATATCCAAATAACCTTGATAGATGACATTATTATAAAATTTATGAGGAGGTATTACAACAGGTATTTCACATCCTACTAAATACCAACCTTTTTTATTAAAATGTTGACCTTTTTTTCTTTTAAAGGTTTTTAAAATTTCAACTCCATCTTCATAAAATTCCCTTAACTCCTCGGAATCACTAAAATGTTGGCTTTTATTTTTCTTATACTGAATTCTATATTCTTCTCTTAAAGCATCTTCAAACATAGTGTAAATATCCATTCTATCAGCTGCAGCAGCACTTTCATCATACATTACATCTAAATAATGTTGGAGTACTTCATGAAGTGCTGTTCCAAATACTGTATGAACTGTTGAAGAAAATATTTTATGTCCATCTTTATATTGAAGCGCCCATTTATGGGGACAACTTCTATACATAGAAAATTGAGAATAAGATACGTTTTTTTGATAAGCATAATTTATCTCATCAGGTTTAAATGCTCTTATCTCTTTTACTATTTGAGGTAACTTTTTTTTCTTTCCCACAACTTTTTTATTTTATTTACCCCGTGAATATACGAACAATATTTAAGGGAACCAAATNAGGCTATTTTTTCCACTTTCCCCTCATTACTAACTGAGCTATGACACCATAATTAGATATGTCAATAAAGCTGTCAATCATGGGTTCATCATNAACATAACTTTTACCTTTGCGTTTAAGCATGTTTTTTAGGCGGTTTATCTTGTCATTACAGCGCAACCAAATGCCAGTCAATGAGAGATGTATATCTTCATCTTCCACGAGTGTAGACCCTAAAGCAATATTCCCTAAACCATAATCCATCATCTTTCCAGCAAATAACTCATACTGTTCTTTTTGAATTTGTCTAAATTCCTCTGCTAACGATGGGTATGTTTTTTCAAAATCTGTAATTGCTTTCTCCATACTATATAACTTCTTTTTTATCTAAATATTTTTCTATTGTTTCTAATCTCTCATCAGCATCAGCTAACATAGCAAGTGCTTCTTCGGCATTTTTATAAAAATCCTCTGTTGAATGATCACCAATACCTGCTGGGTTTACTTCTAGTAATTCTAAGGTTAATAATGATTTTGCTTTATCTGCTATTGCTGATGTGTAAAGCATATCTCTTAATCGACTCATAATTCTGCTTTTTTTATTAATTTTTTAATTTCTTTTTCTTCAATCCCCATTTTAGTTAAAATCCCATAAACCCCGGTTTGCCTTAAAATATCAATGTAGTGATCTGCTTCACCTAAAGAACATTCAAAATATTCAGCCACATACTCAGCTAATTCTTGATAATTTCTTTTCTTTTGATTTTTAATATACTTAAGCCAGGTTTTCTTTTTTGGAATCATTTCTCGGTAAATTGAATATATTTGTTGTTTATTTTGTGGATTTATCTTTTGTACATAGTTTGCAACATCAATGTAACCTATATACATTGATACATATCTATGTATCATGTAAGAATTCCATTTATCCCACGAAGCTTGTGAGAAATTTGCTGGAGGAGATTTTTTATAAGTTATCTCCTCCAACCAATCAAATATATTTTTTACTTCAATTTGAGACATTAAATAGTAATATCTTTGTATTCTTCTCTAAGTTCTACTGGGACTGTTGATTCTAATACTTTTCCAGATGATGGATCGAAAAATACTGGGATTGGCATTACAGCGTCTTCTTCTGCCCCTACTACAAACTTAGATACTTTTCTAAGTAATACTCCCTGTTGAAAGATCTGATTTCCATCTTGACCTTCGATTGCTGTTGTTGATTTTAAATCAACATTCATTTTCATGTTTTGTTGTTCACTCATTTTAACTTAATTTAATTGTTACTGTTTTGTTTATAATCTAAATAAAATCCAATCGCTACTAAAATATTCATACCTACACTAGCGATTATTTCGTGTAAGTCTTGGTATACATTTAAACTTAAATGAATATGTCCTAACATCCAGAATGGTATTGCCAAGTTTTGACTAATCCAAATTATAAGGAATATTAAGAACTTTTTCATAGTTTATTT